GCCGCGCTTGAGGCACTGAAGACAGAGACCACGTCATGACCGACCCACGCTACCACTACCGCTGCCGCCTGCTCGACGTCATCGACGGCGACACGGTCGAGCTCGAGGTCGAGCTGGGCTTTCACGCCCGCCTGACCGTGCGCGTGCGGCTCGAGGGCATCGACACGCCCGAGCTGAAGGGCAAGACGCATGAGGAACGGCGCATGGCCCTGAGCGCCCAGGCGCTGGTCGCGCAGTGGTGCGAGGCGCGGGCCGACCGCATCATCCTGCGGACCGTGCGCGACGGCCGCGACAAGTTCGGGCGGCTGCTGGCGACCCTGATCGACCAGGACAGCGGCCAGACGGTGCAGCAGGCGCTGATCGATACCGGCCTGGCGCGGCCCTACGACGGGCAGACCAAGCGCCAGCCGTGGGGGCCGGCATGAGGCCCAGCGGCATCTACGCCCGCAAGCATCTGGGCAAGCCGCCAGGCCTGCGGCGGCACCTGCGCGTCGACGGTCGACCGAGCCCCGGCCGGCCGTCGCTGACCGAGGCCGATCTGGACGGGCCCGATACGCCGACGCGGACCTACAGCCCCGAGCAGGTGCTGGCCATGCATGTGATCTGGCAGGCGGTGTCGGATGTCTACAGCGCCAGCGGCAGCCCGCAGGATCGGGACACGGCCGCGCAGTTCCTGCTCGGGTGCGGGGCGTATGCCGGCATTCATGCGTTCTGGTGCGCGCTGGTCGGGGTGCCGGCCCGGGCCGCCGTCGAGCAGGTCATGCTGAAGCACGGGACCGTGATCGCCCGCGTGCGGGCGCATGGCGTGCGGGAGATGATGCGGCGGCAGGCTGAGGCGCGGAGGAGGGGTGCATGCGCTATCTGAGTGTGTGCAGCGGCATCGAGGCCGCCAGCGTGGCGTGGCACGACCTGGGCTGGTCGCCGGTGGCGTTTTCCGAGATCGAGGCGTTTCCCAGCGCGGTGCTGCGGACGCATTATCCAGACGTCCCGAATTGGGGCGACATGACGAAGTTTCAGGAGTGGCCCGATGCAGCAATCGACCTTGTGGTCGGAGGAACCCCTTGTCAATCCTTCAGCGTCGCCGGCCTTAGAAAAGGCCTGGCAGACCCGCGTGGCAACCTGGCGCTTACGTATCTTGCCATTGTTGACCGCTATCGGCCCCGATGGGTGGTCTGGGAGAACGTCCCCGGCGTGCTGTCCAGCGCAGGAGGACGGGACTTTGGCGCCTTCCTCGGGGGGCTGGGCCAACTCGGGTATGGGTGGGCCTACCGAGTCTTGGACGCTCAGTACTTCGGAGTGGCCCAGCGACGCCGCCGCGTGTTCGTTGTCGCAAGTGCTCGAGGATGGCAACGTGCCGCGGCGGTTCTATTTGAGCGGGCAAGCCTGTCGGGGCATCCTGCGCCGCGCCGAAAAGCGGGGCAAGCAGCTGCCCCGACCCTTGCAGGTTGCGCTAACGGCGGTGGCGCAAACGGGCCAGGGCGCGACGTCGACAGCGTCGAATCCCTGATTCCGCAGATCGCCAAGCCGCTGACGGCACGGATGCAGAAGGGTGTGAACACGACGTGCGATGAAGGGCAGACGATGATCGCGCATGCCTTCGACGCGCGACAGTCTGATGTCGTGCAGTACGGCGACCTGACCGGACCGCTGGACATGCACGGGCAGAGTGTGGGGGTGCTGCTCGGCGGCATCGACTACCAGCACAACGGACACACGGCCGACGAGCCAACCGGGCCGCTGCTGAAGGGATCGTCGACTGGCGGGGGTGAACCGCTGCCAGCCGTGGCCATCCGCACGGCAAACACAAGCGCAAACGGTCACGGCGTCGCGCTCGAGGTGGCGCATACGCTCGACCAGGCGCAAGGACAGGCGGTGGCGTTTACGCAAAACACACGCGATGAGGTGCGCTACATCAACGGCGACGGGCAGATCGTCGGGGCGCTAGCTGCGGATGCAGGGAGGAAGCAGACCAACTACCTCGCACTGCCGGCGATGGCCGTCCGTCGTCTGACGCCCCGCGAGTGCGAGCGGCTCCAGGGCTTCCCGGACGACTACACGCTGATCCCGTATCGCGGCAAACCTGCGGCCGATGGGCCGCGCTACAAGGCGCTCGGCAACTCAATGGCCGTGCCGGTCATGCGGTGGATCGGGCAGCGGCTGCAGGCTGTAGACGGGATGACGGAATGACTTCACAACCCTGTGTGCGGCTTGCTAGGATCGGCTCGCGGCCAGGTATCAGGCCTGACCGCGAACCTAACCACGGCGCTGTGAGGGCCAGCGGCGGGGCTTCGGCTATTCTAGCCGACTCCCGGCCTGGCGCATCGCCACATTGAAGGGCTCGGGCTATGTATAACAAGCTGTTCGGCAAGATTCTCCGGTCGTCGGTCTGGTGCGAAGATTACCCGACACGGATCATGTGGGTGGCCTTTCTGGCCTCGATGGACGAGGACGGCATGGTCGACTGGGCCACGCCAAAGATCGCGGCAGCCATCGCCGGCGTGACCGTCGACGAGGCCACGGCGGCCATCGCCCGTCTGGAAGCGCCCGACCCGGCCAGCGGCAATCAGGACAACGAGGGCCGACGCATTGAGCGATTTCCAGGCGGCTGGCACGTGCTCAACTGCAAGTATTACAAAGACTTAGCCACGCGCGAGGATATGCGACAGCAGGCCCGTGAGCGCATGCGGAAGGCACGCGCCAAGGGCGCAGATGTTCGCCCCTGTTCGGATGATGTTCGCGCCTGTTCGGAAGTGTTCGCAGATGTTCGCAACGGTTACGCTGACGTTACGCTATCAGAGACAGAGACAGAGACAAGATCAGAATCAGAACAACAGACATCGATCGCGCGTGAAAAGACCGCGCGATCTGTGCGGGAAAGTTTCGATGAGTTCTGGGCCAAGTATCCACGCAAGGTCGCACGACAGGCGGCCCTAAAGGCTTGGTCACGGATCTCGGCCTCGGTGTCAACGGCCGACATCATGGCCGGGCTCGACCGGGCGAGGCGGTCCGAGCAGTGGCTGAAGGACGGCGGCCAGTTTGTGCCCCATGCGTCCAGCTGGCTGAACGGCGGCCGGTGGACGGACGACCTGCCGGTGGCGGCTGGCAGTGGGCCCGTGCAGGCGGCCACGGCCCAGCCTCAGCGTGTCGATCCATGCTTCGGGCTGCCGGTGCCCTTCACGAAGGGCGGGGCGGTCTGGTGGCGCTGGTATGACTGGATCGTGCATCAGTACTCAGGCGGGAAGATCGGGGATGCTGAGTTCGATGAGGTGCAGGCGCGGTGGGATGCCTTCCTGCAAGGGCAGCAGCCATGACCGGACTCCAGACTGACCGCACGCCCGAGCTCGAGGCCGAGCGCGCCGTGCTGGGCGGCATCCTGATCGACCCGGTGCGGCTGGACGACGCGGTCGACCTGCTAGGCGAGGCCGACTTCTTCCGGGACGCCCACAAGCGCATCTGGGCGGCCATGCGGCAGATCGTCACCAGGGGCGGGGCCATCGACCTGGTGACTGTCCGGGCCGAGCTGGGGGCTCACCTCGAGGATGCCGGCGGGCCGGTCTACCTGGCCGGGCTGGTCGATGGGGTGTCGCGGTCGAGCAACGTGGCGCACTACGCGGGGCTGGTGCGGGACTACGCCCTGCGGCGGGCGGTCGAGGCGCTGGCGCACCGGCTGCTGGGCGCGGCCCAGGCCGGCGACCTGACGGGCGGCGAGCTGCTGGAGCAGGGCGAGGCGGGGCTGCTGGGCCTGCGGACGGCGCAGCCCGGCACGGCGGTCAGCAGCCCGGCCGATGGGGCCAGCGAGGCGATCGCGGCCATCGAGGACGCGGCGGCCGGCAAGCGGCGTGGCGTGCCGTCGGGCCTCGACGAGATCGACGGGTATACGCACGGCTGGCAGCCGGGGCAGCTGATCGTCCTGGGCGCGCGACCCGCGCAGGGCAAGACCGCGCTGGCGCTGAACCTGACCGTGGCGGCCGGGCGGGTGGCCCCGGTGCTGTTCTGTTCGCTGGAAATGTCGGCCCTGCAGATTCGACTGCGTGAGCTGGCGCTGCGGTCAGGCCTGCCGCATCGGCTGATCGAGGCCGGCCATGTGCGCGGCGGGGCGCAGCAGGCGATGACCACGGCCCTCGAGGCGGTGCATGCCGGCGGCGTGCATATCCTCGACCGGCCCGGCGCGACCGTGGCGCAGATCAGGGCCGCGGCCCGTCGGCTGATGGCGCAGACGCGCGGTCCGCTGGCGCTGGTCGTCGTCGACTACCTGCAGCTGATGCGGTCTGAGCGCGGCAGCCGGCCCGAGAATCGCACGCAGGAGGTCGCCCAGTTCTCGGCCGGCCTCAAGATGCTCGCGCGCGAGCTGGCCGTGCCGGTCGTGGCCCTCTCGCAACTCAGCCGGCAGGCCGAGACGCGGGCCGATAAGCGGCCCTTCCTGGCCGATCTGCGCGAGTCGGGCTCGCTGGAGCAGGATGCCGATACGGTGCTGCTGCTGCACCGGCCGGGCGTCTACGACCCGGCGGCAGGCGAGACGGCGGCCGAGGTGATTATTGCCAAGCAGCGCAACGGGCCGACGGGCTTGGCACGGTTACACTTCGATGCGGCGGTGATGCGGTTCACCGATGCGCCATTCAGCGGGGGGAATGATGGCCAGCAGTAGCGGATGGAAAGCCAGCGAGCGACGGATGGCGCGGGATGTCGGCACGGAGCGCATCCCTGTGACCGGCGAGCGGGACGGATCGGACTTCACGGACGGGATCGCCTGCTACCAGCTGAAGGTTCGACGGATGCTGCCGGCGTGGCTGTGGGCGTGGCTGGGCGGCATCCAGGGCACGGCGACACGGCAGGGACGGATCGGCGTGCTGGTGCTGCGGGTGCCCCGCATGCGGGACGACGAGGCGCTGGTGATCCTGTCGTGGCGGGATTGGGTGGCGCTGCATGGGGCGGCGGGGAAGGTGGAGGAATGACCCGGCCGGCGGTCACGCTGCAGCTGGGCGACTGTCTCGACGTCCTGCGCGGTCTGCCCGATGCGTCGGTGGATAGCGTCGTGACCGACCCGCCGTATGGGTTGTCGTTCATGGGCAAGCGATGGGACTACGACGTGCCGTCGGTCGAGGTGTGGGCCGAGTGTTTGCGGGTGCTGAAACCGGGCGGGCATCTGCTCGCGTTCGCCGGGACGCGGACGCAGCATCGGATGGCGGTGCGGATTGAGGATGCGGGGTTTGAGATCCGCGACATGATCGGGTGGGTGTATGGGTCTGGGTTTCCGAAGTCGCTGGATGTGAGCAAGGCGATTGACAAGGCGGAGGGGGCAGAGCGGGAGCTGGTGGGTAGCCGTGTGCAACGTGGGTTCGGCGGCTCACGCACTTACGCTCAGGACGTTTGGACGCAATCGCAGCGGGGCGACATTCAGTTACCGATCACCGCGCCCGCTACCGACGCCGCCCGCCAGTGGCACGGCTGGGGCACGGCGCTCAAACCGGCGCTGGAGCCGATCACCGTGGCGCGG